CAGGCAGACCTAGTTGTGTATAATTCTGGAAACAAGACGGCACACTGACATGAACATGAGACTTTTAGCCAACGCAGCTTTAGCTATCTCCCTAATGATGTTCCTCTTTGGAATAATCTGCTTGTTCGTTGACGGGCTGGGTTCTGGTGCTGGCTATCTGTGCGCTGGCATAGCTTGGTTGCTATTGTGGGACTGTGAAAGGAATTTCATGAAAAGCTTGGATGATCTGGACGCCAAATACATGGAAGCGCTTAACAGGCATACCAACTTTGTCACCCGACTTCTCGAAGAAGCAAAGAGGAGGAGCCAAACATGATGGTACTCCGCGATTATCAGCGAGCCAGTGTAGACAGTATCTTCCGGTACTTTGAAAGCGGCAACACAGGAAATCCCGTCGTCGCCCTACCGACGGGCACTGGCAAGAGCCTTGTGATAGGTGACTTCGTGCGTCGCGCAATACTGGCGCACCGTGGCACCCGCATCATGAAATTGACGCACGTCAAGGAACTGGTCGGTCAGAACTTTCAAAAGCTGATCGATTTATGGCCTACAGCACCCGCTGGAATCTACTCAGCCGGACTGAAGCGCAAGGACGTCGGCTTCCCGATTGTTTTTGGCGGTGTGGCTAGTGTTGCGCGGTGCCCCGTTGGAACGTTCGGGCACATCGACCTGCTGCTGATCGATGAGTGCCACCTAGTGTCGCCAAAAGAAGACGCCATGTACCAGCGCGTTATTGCGAATCTCAGGGAGGTGAACCCCAAGCTCAAGGTTATCGGCTTCACGGCGACTCCTTATCGGCTGGGACAGGGGCACCTGACGGAAGCAGGCGGCATCTTTACCGACGTGTGCTTCGATATGACCAACATCGAGTGCTTCAACTGGTTGCTGGCTGAAGGCTACCTTGCCCCACTTATCCCGAAGCCTACCAAGACAGTGCTGGATATCAGCAACGTCAGTATCAGCGGTGGCGAGTACAAGCAGAATGAGCTGCAGGCCGCTGTGGATATCGATGCCATCAATCACGCAGCTTGCATGGAGATGATCACCCAAGGTCATGATCGGAAGCACTGGCTTATCTTTGCGTCCGGCATCGATCACGCCGTGCACCTCGCCAACGCGCTCAACCACTACGATATCAAGGCGACCTACGTGCACTCGAAGATGCCTGACTCCGAGCGTGATGAAAACATTCGTGCGTGGAAAAATGGCGAGTATCAGGCGATGGTCAATAACGGGATACTGACCACAGGGGTGGATTTCCCCGCAATCAATCTCATTGGCGTCCTGCGTCCGACACGGTCGGCCTCACTGTGGGTACAAATGCTGGGGCGCGGCACCCGCCCCCACCCCGGAAAGGCGAACTGTCTGGTACTGGACTTCGCCAACAACATCACACGGCTGGGACCTATCAACGACCCGATATGCCCAAGACGTCGTGGCAAGGGGGCACCACGTCCGGCACCGGTCAAGCTGTGCAACTTCTGCGAGAGCTGGAACCATACCAGTGTGAGGAACTGTGTCGTGTGTGGCACCGCGTTCCCTGTCGAAATTAATATCGAAGGTGTCGCCAATAGCCAACAGTTAATCGTCGGTGCCGAGGACATGCGGACGGAAGTCTTCAAGGTTGACAGCGTGGTTTACAACGAACACTACAAGATCGGGCGTCCGCCGTCCTTACGGGTCAGCTATTTCTGCGGGCTTCGCAGGTTCATCGAGTGGATAGCTTTCGAGCACTCTGCCGAGTCCAACCGCATGGCACGGAGGTGGTGGGCAAGACGTGCACCTGACTACGACATGCCACCCGATACGACCGAGGAAGCGCTGGCTAATGTTCGCACCCTCAAGCAGCCGACGCACCTGCGGATATGGCTGAAACCCAAGTACGACTCGATTCTTGATTACGATTTTACAGGCACCGCCTTCGGAGAAAACACTAATGACGACTGAAAAACAAACCCTGACCCAAAACCAGATAAGCGTACTGGGCGCCCAAGCCTTTCACCATGACATGCTCAACCAGTGCATGGTCAGGAGCTGCTGGAACTGCGAGCACATGATCGAGGAGACAATCACCTGTGAGCTTGCCGGTTCAACACCACCACTCAAGGTGATCATCTTCGGCTGTCCCGCTTGGAAAGCACACCTGCCGTTCTGATCATGTGCGCGTCGCCTCTTATGGAGCGTATCAGGAAGGTGCGGGAGAAGCACAGGCTGGGTATCCCGATCGCGAAAAACGGTGTGCTTCCGCCAAGGAAGGGCACCATCGCTGCCGAGGTGTGGAAGATCGCTGACGACCTGACGTATGAGCAGGGCTTCACGGCATACCGTATCGACGTGGAGGTTGTAGCTCGCGATCGCGGAATTGGCCTGAATCTTATTCTCAGGCAATACCAAATGTGGAAGCAGTACCACGGCATCGAGTACCACTACAAGACAAGGCTACGCAACGGGGTGCCACCACCAGAACCGGGCACTGATAACGAGATTGTCTGGAGCATCGCGACGTCAATGTCGAAGAAGCTGGGCTATCCGGCCTTTCAACCTGACGTCGTCAAGATTGCCGTAGAGGAACACGGCATTGAGCATCGCTACGCTAGTGACTGCTTCCAGCTGTGGGCTGCATACCACGGTGCAAACAGAAACAGCGCCGCCAAGAGAAGGGTAGACAATGTACCAGTTCGACATGATAAATGACCTTTGGGTGGACGTGAGCCAAGGTGTCAAGAAAGCCAAGAAGACCAAGGAGCGCGTGATGCCGCCTATACCGGACACGGGATGGGTAGCGCCCAAGTTCCTGCCCGACCTGTCGAGCGCCCGCGTTATCTCCATAGATTGCGAGACAAAAGACCCCTATCTTCTGGAAAAAGGGCCGGGTTGGGCGCGTGGTGAGGGGCACATCGTGGGGGTATCGATCGGTACCGACGACGGGTATCGTGGGTACTTCCCCCTGCGCCACGAGGTGGAACCGGAAGATAACTGGCCTCCAGAAGTCGTCCTGAACTGGCTGAAGACTACGCTTTCTGACCACAGGGTGCCGAAAGTGGGCGCCAACCTGCTCTACGACTTAGGCTGGCTGCGACAGGAAGGCGTGGAGGTCGCTGGCGAGCTGGTCGATGTACAGTACGCCGAAGCCTTGCTCGACGAGAGTGCCAAGGTGTCGCTGGAAACGTTGGCACAGAAGTACCTAGGTGAAGGCAAGGACTCCTTGCTGCTGTACCAGTGGTGCGCCGACTTCTATGGCGGTGCCGTCAATGACAAGCAGCGCGCGAATATCTATCGCTGCCCAGCCCGCATGGTTGGACCCTACGCCGAGAGCGACGCCGACCTGCCCCTGCGCCTCGCAAAGGAAATGTACCCGCTGCTGAAAAAGGAGGGGCTGTTCGACCTGTTCACGATGGAGTGCGACCTTATCCGGCTGCTCTTGGACATGCGCTTCGCAGGCGTCACCGTGGATATTCCAGCGGCGGAAAGATTGCGTGAAATGCTGCTCACCCGAGAGAAAGCGGTCGCCGCCGAGCTGCGCTGCATGACCGGCTTCGACGTGGACATTAACGCTGCGGCGAGCTTGGCAAAAGCCTTCGACCAGTTTGGCCTGCCCTACAACTTTACCGAGCTGACTGAAAAGCCGAGCTTCACCAAGCCGTTCCTGAAAGGTGTCGAGCACCCGATCGGAGACAAGATCAATGAAATCCGCAATCTGGCAAAGCTGCGCGGCACCTTCGTCGAATCATACATTCTGGAGTCACATATAAATGGAAAGGTTTACGGTCAATTCCACCCTCTACGAAGTGATGCCGGAGGCACACGATCTGGACGTTATTCTAGTTCAACGCCAAATCTACAAAACCTGCCTAGCCGAGATGATGAACTCGCACCGATGGTCAGGGGCATCTTCATACCTGATTACGGTCACCAGCAGTGGCGTAAGTATGATTACTCCCAAATTGAGTACCGATTCCTAGCTCACTACGCCAGCGGTGCGTCGTCGGATGACGTGCGGGCGCTGTACAACAGCAACCCGAACACCGACTACCACGAGATGGTCAGGCAGCTGATCTTCCAGAAGACGGGCAAGCTGCTCGACCGGAAGCACACCAAGACCATCAATTTCGGGCTGATCTACGGCATGGGCATAGCAAAGCTGGCGACCAGCCTGCAGCTCACGTCGGCAGAAGGAAAGGCGTTGTCCAAGTCCTACCATGAAGGTGCGCCGTTCGTTCAGCACACCATGAACGCGGCTTCCCGCGAAGCTGCCGAAACAGGCACGATACTCACGATCTTGGGGCGCAAGTCTAGGTACGACCTGTGGGAGCCGTCAGGCCGCGAGAAGGGTGATGCCCTGCCATACGCGGAAGCCTACGACCTGTATCAAGGCGATATCAAGCGGGCTTACACCTACCGAGCACTGAACCGCAAGCTGCAAGGTTCAGCTGCCGACATGCTCAAGGTCGCCATGCACAGGTGCTACAAGGAGGGGGTATTCGATGCCACAGGGGTACCACGGCTTACCGTGCACGACGAGCTGGATTTCAGCGACGAAGGCGGTCGTGACGAAGCCTTCAAGGAGATGCAGCACATCATGGAAACCGCCATACCGCTGCGGGTGCCGATCAAGGCTGACTGCGATATCGGTCCGAACTGGGGGCACCTGAAAAGTGAGTGATTTCACCATCAACCCCTGTGGTCATTGGAGTGATTACACCGATCATGTGCCTGCCAATATGTACCCTGTCGGCACCATCACATGGTCAAACGGTTGCGCTGGCGCATTGTTCCGCTTCAAGGCCAACGGGAAGTTTACTGTGCTGCTTAACGGCATGACGATATGGCTGTCCAGAGATGACAAGCGACTTATACGCCAAAAGTTGTTTTATGCGTAAATAAGTCTTGCATATTCTTTAGTTGTGCATATAATGCAAACCTCAATGTTTACAAGTAGAGGCAACGGTGAGTGAAAAAAGTTTTACTGTAGACCGCAACGGTGATTGGCGGAAATACACAAAGAATATACCCACGGGAGCCTACCCGGTAGGCACGATCACATGGTCGAACGGGACGACGGCGGCACTCGTCCGGTTCAAGTCCAACAACGGCTTCTCCGCGATCGTGGGACTCCGTGTGGTCAAGCTCAACAAGAAGGACTTTGCCGATCTTTTTCCCGTGATCGGACGTCCGAGGGAGCTGATCAACGGTCAGCGCATCAACGTCTTTCTGGACGACGAAAGTTTAAATATTGCGAGCCAGCTTGGTGCAGGTAATGTAAGCGGCGGTATCCGTCGTGCACTGCTGCTCGCCATCGAGCAAGCTGAGGTTGAAAATGGCTGAAGATATCACTCAAATGCTGGAAAAAATAACTGCAGCGGTTGCAGAACTGCAGCAAGACCGTCTCAAGTGTAAAAGCAAGGGAAACTGGCGGGCGATATTCACCAAGTTGCAGGCGGAAGGGGTTGCGTTCGAGTTCAACTACGGCAACGCGTTGGAACCACAGTGGCGGGTAACCGACTGTGACTTCTCCTCCAAGCGGAAACACTATCGGGTCTTCAGTCCCAATGACCACAGGGATTTTTTAGACGACGCTTGGCGGCGGGAGTACATCAAGAAGCAGGATGCTGGCGCTGTATTCGAGTTCAACTACGGCACCCGTTCATGTCCTAGGTGGGTGCCGGTCAGACCCTGTACTTTCAAAGGTGGCTTTCAGGACGACTACAGGGAAGCGGTGCAAACCAAGCTGGACATACAGGTACGATACTTTGCCTTGTTGAAGCAGGGCGACAGTTTTGACGCCATACATGGCAACAGCAGGGACGAAATTATTGACTATGTAAACAGTCATGCGGGCATGGTTATTGTCGGTGCAATAGAACCAAGGGAGATACTGATATGAGTGGCATACACGAAAGACGATCACGAAAAGCTGACGCTGTGCAGTGGACAGGTTCTAACACTGCGACAGTACAGAACATGCTGCTTAACGGTGGCATGCTGGGCGAGCCTATCCTGCACACGGACGGCAACTGTTACATGCTGGTTCGCGAGATGGGCACCATACACGACACGTTGCATCACGGTGATTGGCTGTTCGAGCGTGAAGACGGACGTCTGTGCTTCCTGTCGAACGAAGACTTCGAGTCCAAGTACCGGAAAACCGTTGATGGCTGGTTCGACGTCAAGGACAGGTTGCCACGTATCTCAGAGAAGGTTTTGATCTTCACGCCGGACGGCATCGACATAGGATATATCTTCAAGCGGAGCAACCCCGATACTGAGTTCGGTTGGGCATTGAACGACCGGCTTGAGTACGCATACGGCGTCACACATTGGAAACATTTACCCCTACGACCAAACCTGAAAGCTAATCATGAACAAAACAAAAGAGACAATAGAAGCCAAAGTATTTCGGATATTGAGCAAAAACACACCCGACGGTCACTTTATGCCGAGCCTTAAAAGCTTCATCGATTCAGAGGAATATCGGTGTACCTGCGCTGC